ATGATGGATATAGTATGACTGGTAATCCAGCAGGATCTTCTCAAGATACTATTACTTTTGTTGGATCTAATCTTCCTGGAGGATTGGGTGAAGATCATATTAGTTTTAGTGGTATTGCTGGAACTCAATGGGATGATCCAAAGTATTATGCTCGCACTGATGGTTATCCTGGAAGTGTAAGTGATGCTTTACGTTTTTCTCATGACGGACCTTCTACTGTTACCTTTGGAGATGATCCTTATCCAACAGTAGGTAGTGTAATGAAGCCTCAACCTGATTTGACAAGTTCAGTAACTCAAAAGTATGGTGAAGATAATGCTATTAAAGATCTTAAGGATTATGTTTCCTCCACATATAATGGACATTATACTTCTCAGAACAATAACGTTCAGACACTCGATCTTATCCAATCCGTTGGCGATGCAGAGTCTTTTTGCCGCAGCAATGCCATTAAGTATTTGAGTCGTTATGATAAGAAAGGACAAGCAAAACGTGATATATTAAAGGCAATGCATTATTGCTTATTACTCTATTATTTCAGCGGTAGCACAAACGACGATCTTATTACACATGGTTATGAAACTTTCTGATAATACTCTTTCTTTACTTAAAAACTTTTCGACTATTAATCAGTCTATTCTTTTTAAGGCAGGAAATAAACTTCGCACTATTAGTGTGATGAAAAATATTTTAGCTGAAACTACTATTGCAGAAGAGTTTCCTAAAGATTTTGGGATCTATGATCTTAATCAGTTTCTTAATGGTTTAGGACTTCATAGTGATCCTGAACTTAATTTTGAAGATGATAGTTATGTAGTTATTAAAGAAGGTAGATCACGTTCCAAGTATTTCTTTGCTGATCCTAGTGTTATTGTTACTCCTCCAGATAAACCATTAAATCTTCCTAGTGAAGATGTGACATTTGATGTTAGCACTGAACAATTAGAGAAACTTCTTAAAGCAGCTGCCATATATCAACTTCCTGATCTATCAGTAGTCAGTGAAGATGGGGTGGTTAAAATTGTTGTAAGGGATAAAAAGAATGAAACATCTAATGATTTCTCTATTATTGTAGGAGAAACTGATAAGGTCTTTACTTTTAATTTTAAAGTAGAGAATATTAAAATTATTCCGGGTACTTATGGAGTTGTTGTTTCTCAGAAACTTTTATCACGTTTTGTAAGTAAGAATTATGATTTAACATACTACATAGCATTAGAACCTGATTCAACATTTGGATGATTAAGTATCAAGTAGGAGGAAAAGAATTTGATGATTGGACACTTGCACAAGATCAAGCTGTTCAATTATTAGATGAGGGAGTAGAATATGTTAGGATACTACAGTGGGATGATAAAAGAGAGACATGGGGGTTACTTCAGGAATTAAATTTAGAACGTGGTATTAAACCTGATCCCCATTTTAATACCCTTGTGCTTGCACCTTATTATTGGCGATTAAGGTATGGAAATCAAAGCAGGTGATAATGAGATTAGAATAATTGATAATTTTTTATCAGAGTATCATTTTGAAAGACTTCAATCTCTTTTAATGGGTGGAGAAATTGGATGGTCTTATATTGAGAGAATTGTAGATTATAAAGATACTAATGTACCTTTATTGTGTCATATGTTTTATAATGGAATGACACAAAAAAAGGGGTTATATTTTTCTTTTATAGAACCATGTCTTACTCGTTTGGGAAGTAGTAAGCTTTATAGAATTAAAGCAAATTTGAATTTTAAAAGTGTTTTTAGAAGAAATACTGGTTACCATGTAGATGGTCTTCCTTGTTCACAAACAGCTCTTTTGTATATCACTACCAATAATGGATATACAAAATTTAAAAAAGGTCCTAGAGTAAAGTGTGTTGAGAATAGGATGGTTATTTTTGATTCTAATTTAGAACATGCTGCTGTAACTTGTACCGATGAGAAAATAAGAATTAGTATTAATTTTAATTATGAAAGTTAATTCAATCATAATTGTTGGTGGGGGAACAGCAGGGTGTATATCTGCTTTAATTTTAAACCGTCGATTTCCTCAATGTTCTATTAATATTATTGAGTCTGAAAAAATTGGTATAGTGGGGGTGGGTGAAGGATCTACAGAACAATGGAAAGATTTTATTAAATATTGTGGGTTTACAGATGAAGAAATAATTCGTGAATGTGGTGCTACTTTTAAGATGGGAATCCTCTATGATAAGTGGGATGATAAACCATTTATGCATTCAATATTACTTGATAGGTATCCTGGTGAAAATTATTATTATAGTTATGCACATTTAATATCTAATAATGTATCTAAGAAAGAATTGCAACCCAATTGGGTTTGGGACAGTAATGTTCCTTTACAATATTATATTCCTTCAAGACAATATCATTTTGATACATTTAAATTGAATTCATTTTTACATAAAAAATGTATTGAAAGGGGAATTAATTTTTTTGTTGATGATATTGGAAATGTTACTCTTGATGATCAGGGCAATATTGAATCTTTAGTTGGTAAAAGTGGTTATTATAAATCTGATTTTTATGTTG